ACAACCATTATGCCATTAGATGAGGATTTAAGAAGATACACCGCGCCGCCCGACTCGACCCCCGAAGAGCCGACCTACCTCCTCTCCCAGATCCTCCGCCACGTCGAGAACTGGGCGCCGAATCCATACAACTACCACCACAGCCTCGACGAGATCCGCGACATCCTCAAAGAAGCCGCCGACAACCTCACCGACGAAGACCACGGAATAGACACAATATGAAAACAAAACTTAAACCAGAACCCACCGGCATCTACCACGCCCAGAGCCGCCTGCAATGGCACGCGGTCGCGTTCGTGACAACTGGCGGAGAACCTTACATGGTCGCCGCTCCAACTCGCCGAGGAGCGCTCAAGCACGCAGCCAGACACACAGCCGCCACCGACCTGATCGTCGAGCGGATCAACATCACGAAAGGACCAAAACAATGATTAACCACATCCAGATACTACAACGCTTCAATGCTTGGCGCAGGAGCGATGATGTCATTGAGAAGCCAACCTCGAAAGAGATCGGAGAGGCGCTCGACTGGCTCATCGAAAACTATGCAGCGATGAAAGCCGAACTCGCCGAGCTTCGCGCAGAATTAGACATTGCCAAAGCCAAAGAGAATAACTAAGATGCCAACAATGATCGCAAAGCTCAAAGCTCAATCATTCAGCTCCCGAGTTGCCAGCTACCCAGCGAAGCACATCGCCGCCGCAATCGGGTGCAGCCTGCCGACCGCCTATGATTGGCGATCAGGCAGGCGCACGCCTCCGAAGTGGCTGCACGAGCGATATGTCGAAGAAATCCGAAACTATCCACCAATCAAACCTTGAGCCATGGATGAAGACGAGGAACAAGAACAAGAGAGCGACGACAGTCTGCGCAAGATGCTCCGCAATTCTCAGATCGTCTCAGCCGCCTGCGACCGCTACTTCGCCCGAAAGGGAATGCGATGCTTCGACCTCAAGGGCAATCGGATCGACCCAGTGACCAAGAAACAAATCAACAAACCATGCAAGCCTACCTCGAAGGACTAAAAGCACTGCTCCGCCGCAAAGCGTTCCCGGCATCGTTCAACTCTGCCGACTGGCAATCGGTCGGCCCAGCGATCCGGCAGCGTTCGTTCTTCTCCGCGAATGTCGAGTCGGCGAAGGTGCTGAACCGATTCAGGAACATGCTCCTCGACTGGCAGGCCGGTGCAACCGAGGATGTCGTCAGTCCATCAGGCATCCCGAGCAGAGCCTACAAGGTCAGCGGTCTCGCAGACTTCCGCGAGAAAGCCGGGCAGCTTCTCATCAGCGAAGGACTGGCCGAGCCGTCTGACTTCAAGGATAACTCGATCAAGAACATCGCTTCGATGTCCCGGCTCAAGCTCATCTTCAACACGAACACCCAGCAGGCTCAGGAGTTCGCTGCCTACGAGATGCGCGTGACCGATCCGGTGCGGATCAACATGTTCCCAGCCGCTCGGTTCGTTCGCAGTCCCGGGGCAATCGAGCCGCGACTCCGCCACGTCGAAGCTCAGGGACAAGTCCGCCGCTACGATGACTTCATCTTCTGGCTCAGGCAGAATGCAGCCGACATCGGAGGGTTCCAAGTGCCTTGGGGGCCGTGGGGATTCAACTCATTCATGACCACCGATCCAGTCAGCCGAGCCGAGGCCGAGCAGCTAGGACTTGTCCGCAAGGGCGAGAAAGTTGAACCGCTCGACCTCACTCCATGGGGCATCTCACCGAAGACCAGATTCAATGCAGGCGTCGAGGCGACCGTCGATGACGTGACGCCTGAGATCCGCAAGCAGGCGATCGACACGATCACAGCACGCCTTGGTCCGGGTGCGCTCTCACCAGATGGCAAGCTGACCCTTGAAACATTCCGCAGGCTCCGCAGCCAGAAATAACATGAAAAAAGGACTCGAATCAACCCCGACGGTCAAGGACGTACACAGTCCAGCCGGTCAACCCTTCCACGCTCCGCGATCGTTCGCTGACATGCCTGACTGTCCGTTCTGCCGATACGGAACGCCGGTGGAATATAACGACAGATGGGTCTGCATTGACTGCGGAGCCAAGATGACCAAGGATCAGATCAGATATTTTTCCCCGATATGAAAATTGAAACACTACAAACGACAACCCTCATTCCCTACGCACGGAACACGAGGACACACTCAGAGGCACAAGTCGCACAGATCGCCGGGTCGATCCGCGAGTTCGGATTCACCAACCCGATCTTGATCGACGCCGAGAACGGGATCATCGCTGGTCACGGTCGAGTCATGGCCGCGCAGAAGCTCGGACTCGACAAGGTGCCGTGCATCCGTCTCGGCCACCTGACCGACACGCAGCGACGCGCCTACATCATCGCGGACAACAAGCTCGCGCTGAACGCAGGCTGGGACGAGGAGATGCTGGCTCTGGAGCTTGGCGAGCTGAAGGACGATGACTTCGACCTATCATTGATCGGTTTCGACGAGTCAGAGATTGGCGACCTAATGGCGGAGACGACCGAGGGCGAGACAGATCCAGACGACGTGCCTGAGCCGCCGGTCGATCCAGTGACAGTGCTGGGTGACGTGTGGATCATGGGCAAGCACCGACTAATGTGCGGAGACTCAACGAGCATCGACGCGGTAGAGAAGTTGATGGCAGGACAGAAGGCTGATTTAGTATTTACAGATCCTCCATACAATCAGAATACTCAAAGAGGTGGCGGCGGGGAACTTGGAAAGCAACTCAAAGCGCAATCTGATAAAATTGAGTTTATTTGTGATTTCAACCCAGCTGAATTTTTGAATGTATTGCCAAGCGTTTTTGCCGCTGGAATGAATGCTTATATTTTCTGCAATAAAGACCTTATTCCTGATTATTTGACTTGGGCGAAAAATAACGATTACAGTTTCTGGGTTCTTGTTTGGAAGAAAGAAGGCGGAATTCCAATCAATAGCGCTCACAGACCTGATATCGAATATCTATTAGTATTTCGCAAAAAATCTATTTTTAACAGCGGGATCAAAGGAGTTAATTATTCAAGATTGCTTGAAGTAAATAGAGCAAAGGATGGATTGCACCCAACGATGAAACCAATTGAATTAATCGAAAATCAATTACAAATCGGATCAAATAAAAGCTCAATCGTTCTCGACCTCTTCGGTGGCTCTGGCTCAACGCTCATTGCTTGCCATAAGACGGGACGCCACGCACGACTCATGGAACTCGAACCGAAATACTGCGACGTCATCGTCACCCGCTGGCAGGACTTTGCAGGCAAGCAGGCGATCCACGAAGCCAGCGGCAAGACGTTCGATGAGATGAAGGCAGCCAAACCATGAGCGCGAAGAAATCACCAGCGAAGAAGCGAACAGTCGGTCGGCCGCAATACGAGCCGACTGAATATTGGAGGAAGCAGGTCGAGCTGCTCTCTGGCATAGGCGTGCCGCTGGAACAGATCTGCACGCTGGCTGGGATCGACCGCAAGACGCTCTCGAAGCACTACCGAGCGGAGATCGACATGGGACACGCCAAGGCGAACAGCCGGATGGCGAAGCGTCTCTTCGACATAGCCAACAGCGACGGCAAGGATTCGCTGACCGCCTGCATCTTCTGGCTGAAGTGCCGGGCTGGATGGAAGCCACCGGCTGACTTCGAGGTCAACATCGACAACTCGCAGAAGGCGGTCGTCGTCAATCTACCAGCCGAGCAGGAGGATGCGCTCAAGCGGGTCATCGAGGATGCAAGAGAACGAGTCAAACGGATACCATGAGTCGCATTTCATACCGAATCCGATACTGGATCAAGAAGTTGTTTAAAATCGCAGGGATTTGTTTCCGATGCCGGTCAACTATTAACTTCACAAGATCAGGCGTCGGCATTTGCCCGAAGTGTGGTCTCCGCCACTGATACCATGACACCCACCGAGTTCTGCGTCAAAAGACTAGGCATCGTGCCGTATCTCTGGCAGATCGAGAGCCTTGAGTCGGTCGCGATGAAGCAGCCGACAAGCGTCGTCGCAGCGAACGGCAGCGGCAAAACCGACCGGCTCGTGGCTCCGCTCATCCTCTGGCACCTCGACCAATATCCAAAGGGCAAGGTCGTCTTCACGTCTGGATCCTTCCGGCAGCTATCGAACCAGCTCTGGCCTGCGATCCGAAAGCACCGCGACAAGTTCCCGAACTGGAACTTCATGGCCGAGGAGCTGCGGACACCCGAGGGAGGATTCGCTCTCGGCTTCTC